AGGTGGTACTACCATTTATTCTGAACAATGGGATTATAGCCAAACAAAATCAAACGGGTATACTCTTGAAGAAATATTAAGTTTTTCACCATTAGCTTTAGTACCTGGTTTAACTATTGATGAAATTGAAGTAAACATTAGAGGTAAAGATAACGGTTTTTGGCAAGGTATGTATGGGCCAAAGGGAAAGAATTTTAGTGGAGGTTTAGATCTTATGCCAGATTCTTGTACACTTAATGGAGCAATATCTGATCCATCATGCCCAGGATATGCTAATGCTTTATTTCAACAACAGTGTACTGCAAATCCTTTATTTGATGCCAGCTGTCCTGGATATGCTAATGCTTATTTTACTCAACAATGTAATATAAATCAATTATATGATCAGGCTTGTCCTGGCTATGCTAATGCTTATTTAACGCAGCAATGTTCTATAGATCCATTATACGATTCTAGTTGTCCAGGCTACTCAACAGCATATCAGAATCAGCAATGTACTAATGATCCCACATCTGATCCTGCTTGTCCTGATTACTATATTGCAATGTGTAAAGCAGATGCCTTATTTGATATGGGTTGTATTGGATATGATACAGCTTACTTTGATCAGCAATGTAGCTTAGATGCTCAGTATGATCAAACTTGTCCTGGCTATGTAGATCTTTCAGGCAATGATAGTGATGTTGCTATCTTAGATCCCATTGTTGATGATGTAATTACAGTAGAACCAGAATTAGATTTTTATGAACCAGAAATTCCTGTATACCAACCAACGTATACAGAAGAAGTAGTTGAGGTTGAACCCGAAGCAATAGAGATAGATGAATACCAACAAGTACTAGAAGACGATATCGAACGTGAAATAGCTGAACTAGAAAACGAAGGCGATGCTATGAACATGGAAGATGATATTGAACAAGAAATAGCTCAATTGGAAGATTCTACATCCTCGGAAAATGACTTTGACGATCCCACAAATACAGGTGGTAAAGAAGTTATGGAGGATGACATTGAAAAAGAAATCGCGGAATTGGAACAAGAATCGGATACCAACGAAGGGGACACAGAGTCGACACTCGAGGATGGAGTACAAGTCGCCGATAGTGATGCTAGGCCCGACAATATGGACAACAGCGTCAAAAGTAGTAAACGGAAAGACGTACCAAATCCGGATGTTAGTAAAAGACAAAAGATAAAATGGCTTATAGCTCAAAAGGCTATTGAGGCTACTAAAGAATTAGAGAACGCTGTTACTTTAGAGCAACAGATGAATATACAACGACGACTTCTGGCACTTATAAGTTTTGTACCAGATTTTAGTGATTATGGAGAAAAAGAAAATGTTAATCAAGTAAATTTCTATCCACCAAAGCCTACTGTAGATCATGCTTATGCTAGATGGTTTTTGAATGACCCAAACTTTGGAGCGATGGAGAATTTACAATATCCTAACCTAAGGTAAAAAAATGATCGATCCAATTACCGCTATTACAGCGGCTACTACTGCTTATAAGACAGTACAACGATTTGTTGCTGCAGGACAAGATTTCGAAAATACTGTCGGTCAAATGGGAAAATGGTACACAGCAGTTTCTGACTTTCGCAAAGGTCAGCAAATGCAAAAGAAACCTCCACTCTTTAAAAAGTTATTTAATGCAGGTTCAGTAGAGGAAGAAGCTCTTGCTTTACTTATGCATGAAAAGAAAATTGCAGAACAAGAAAAAGAATTAAGGACTATACTTAATTGGAGATATGGACATGGTACTTGGGATGAACTTACTGAAATGAGACGGAAAATAGCTAAACAACGAGAACAGTCTGTTTATAAACAAGCACAATTAAGAAAAGACTTTCTTGAAGCCGTTACTATAGGTGGTGCAGCCCTGCTTCTTGTTATTACTCTTGCAGCAATAGGTTACTTAATTGGATCAGCACAAGGTAAATGGTAAATGATGGTACATGCTTTTATGCTTGTTGTAGTACTGGGCACTGGTGAATTTAGAAAGGTTCAACCTAGTCCTATGTATTTTTATTCTATTGACAGATGTCAGTATTTTGCAAAAGCTGTACCTAGGCAATATGGTAACTATAGCTACACAAGTAGAGTAGATCCAAAGGATAGAATTACTGCTTACTGTAAGCCAGTTTATATAAAAGACAACGATGGGATATATAAATAATGTTTATAATAATGCTTATATTATCCCTTGCACTCATTACATGGTTGCTTATTTGGTTAGCACTGATTGAAGATAAAATAGAAGAAAGATCTAGTTTAGAAGCTGATAATGCTACATATGAATTAGATCTAAAAATTAATGAATTAAAAGGACGTTATAAATGGCTGAAATCGAATATGGTGGAATAAAAGTTGGTGGATCTAAACTACTTCTAGTGTTACCCTTGATTGGTACATTGGGTGGTGGTCTCTGGGGAGGCTTTGAATTTTACAAAGATTATATGGATATGAAAGAACAGATCCAAAACTATGTAGCACCTGACCTATCAGAGTTTGATAAAAATCTTGCAGTAATTAGTGAAGAGATGAAAGTAACTAGAGAAGAAGTTATTATTATTCGTGATGCTATTGGTGAGCAAGTAGACTTTATGAGAGATACAAAGCACGATCTAAGAGAAGATCTGGTTCGTATGGAAAAGATCTTAGACAAGGTTGAGAATGATATTGACAAAGTCGAAGATGAAGCACAAGAGCTAATGGATAGATCTAAAACTGATACTCGTAATATGATTGACGACGCAAATAATCGTTTCAATGATAAAGTAACTGGTATGGAAGGTTATGTTAAGCGTGAAGTTCAAAATCTAGAAGATCGTATGAATAGCAAGCTTACAAAAGCTTTAGATAACCCATTAGCAAATAGATAGATTTAGATTAAAGCAATTGCTTCTTCAGTAGTTTCATTTACTCTACGAGTCCAACCTCTACCAAATGTTTCAAAGGTACTGAGTTGTTCGTAGTAATCTTGACGACTTGCTTGATAGTTTTCAATAGCAGATTGTAGACCAACTTCTTCTACATAGTTACCTACTGCTCTTAAAGTGTTAGGTCCAATTCCGCCATCTACTGTAGTACCAATCATAGATTGTAGATACTTAGCAGCACGGCCAGGACCTGCATTTACTGCAAAATCAAATACGCATAAGTCTAGACCACTAGGTAGATCATCACACTTTGTGCGTCCCCAGTAGTTTTTCTCATAGATTGGAGCAACGTCTTCTACCGTTAAATCTACCATATCTTTTGTACCACCCCACTCTTCGTAAACGCGTTTGGTTACTCCTAGGTTGGTTTCCCCTCCTGGATCTTTAGGGTGATTAACATATCCACCTTCGTGGTGGAGAATTAGTTCTAGACACTTATCGTAATTTTCTACTGCCATTTTTATGTTTCCTGCTTTTTGCTTGGTAATTTGTTAATTTGATAACCCTCACCGCTTCCCAATACGCATGCTTGTTCTGGGTCATTGATTTCAATTAATGTCCAACTTCCCGGTTCTGGGTTAACTGCAAATATAATTTGAACATTTTTAGTACTACCTGAAGGCATTGTAGCTAATCCATTACCAGTAAGTAATGGTGTTTCTCCATAGCCTTTTACTAGCTCAATTAAACCGTCTGGTGGACCGCACTGAATTGGTTTACGAGTCCAATAGACTTTAGGTGACTCTTCTTCTATTTTTTCAGACTGATCTGTCTGATTATCTGCAAAAGCCAACATCCCGCCAAAGGCGAGTGCCGGTACCATTGCAAGTACTGTTAATAGCTTTTTCATTATTTTAACCTTTGCTTTGCTGACCCCTAGGGCTACCCCAAGCGTCCCAAGCACGGACTTTAATATAAGGTTTATTTGTTTCTTTTTTATTTGGATTAGCTATTGTAAGAACTACATTCTTTCCTAGCTTCCATGCGTCTAACTGTGCTTGAATTTTACGAAAAGGCTGATCAATTTCTTTTTGAAGTCGAACTGCCTTTACTACAGAACGTGCTACTGAGCTACGTTCACCTTTAGACGTTTGTGACGTCCTTGATCTTTTTTTACCCATTATAAATCCCTTGTATATGATCTTCGAATTGTTCTACTTTTTCAAGTCTTTTAGGCCAATAGATGTAGTCTTTATCTGGATTAGCTTTAAGGTTATTCAATAGAGGCTGAACAGCATTGTACAACTTATCTAGTTTTTCTTGAGTTGTAGTTGCCTTTTGCTCAGCATCATTAGCCAGTGCAGCTGTCTGCTGCACCGACTTAAGTTCTTCTTCGTTTACGGCTGTAAAGCCAAAATCAAAAATATCTGTACTCATACGTTTATTTATACATTCCAGTATGCTGAGTGATCATCATAGATATAAACGTCAAGTTCTCCTGCATTAGATAAACCGCCAACAATATTGCCACCCCAGTTGTATTGGACTGGTCCTTTACTACCAGCTGTTTTCATTTTAACAATAGCCTTACGACCCTTAGCACATACACGTTTTTTCCTAAGCATGCTTGTGTGGTTATAACGACCAAAAGCATCTGTCTTATTTAAGAGAGAAATGGACTTTCTAAGTTCAGCTAGTTTATCCATATCACCTTTAT